CTCCATACTTTGCTCCTACTGGACCAAATACACCGTATATAACATCAACAATAATTTACGCATATGGTCCTGATTATAAAACAGGAAGTTTAGATTTTCCAATTTCAACCGAACACTATTCAAATGTTGTAATCAATAGGCATAATTATCCAGGTTCAACTTCATTATTTGAAGTATGGTTGGGAACATCCGATGGTGAAAGAATTATAACATCGGTGAGTATGTCTATATTAAGTGAAGATACTCAATGGGGAACTGGTTCTTATGTACAAATTGGTGGAAACGGATATAAAGGAAACGTAGATGAATTCCGTCTTTGGAAAGTTCCTTTACAACGAAGTAAGTTCAATAATCATACATTATTTCCAGATGCAATAAATGGTAATTCATATACAGCTTCTACTGAAGATTTATTATTCAGATTAGATTTTGAATATCCGAAAGATAGGAATATTGACCCGTATATTAAGAATGTGGCAATAAATGATACATATGGGCATAATTCGGCAACTGCTAGTTTTACTTATGTTGCACCAAATTATCCATATCAACATACTCCATACGATAGAACGGTAACAGCAACTGTGCCATCTTTAGGATTTGGATATTCTAATAAAATTAGATTTGAATCTGCTTCTTTAGTAACTGATTTATCATATAAAACTAGAGCAACTAAAAAATCATTTGACCAATCACCAATTGATTCCAACCGTTTAGGATTATTCTTCTCTCCTATTAAAGAAGTGAATATGGATATCCTAAAAACTTTTGGTGATTTTAATATAGATAATTATATTGGTGATTATAGTGATGAATATAAAGATGAATATCGTACTTTATCAAAACTTAGAAATTATTATTTCCAAAGAATGGAAAGAAATATTAATGAGTATATACAATTGGTAAGATACATTGATAAATCTTTATTTGATGTATTATTCATTAATGGATACAAATCAGATTGATTCATCATATGAAGTAAAAGAAGGAGAATTAAATAATCAAGATATAGCAACACTTGAAGGTAATTTAAATAATTACGATGGTATTGTGAATGCAGGTGATGTTTACGAATTAGAGGGTACTAATCCTAATTACGAAGGATTGGTTGACTATAATGTTACCGATATGCTTGAAGCAGATGCACCTTTCTTTGATACGTTTATACAGGCATTACAAACCGGTAGTAACATTGTAGCGGAAGTTGATTCATTTAATTCTATACAAATAGGAATGGATAGAAATTCATTGGAAAATTTAGGATTTGGATTGTACGCTAAAAATGGTAGTGCGGTTGTAAGAACGTGGGATGGATTATTTGGTAATACCGAAACAACCGGAAGTAGAAAAAGTGTATTTTTAGTAAAAGAACAAACAACCAAAAAAATATCAACACAAATAGCAGGATATCCAGTAAATGGTGCATCACCTGGAGACCAAGTTAGATACCAAGATGTTCCAGTAACTTTCGATAATTATAAAGTTTCAGTTCAACCGTATGGTGGTAGTGTCACATTAGGAAATGGTGTTGTAGAAGCTACAACAATCAATGGATATTTACCAACACACTATAAATTTAAATTTATGCCGGAAGGATTGAAGCGTTCATACTTTAAAGGTTCACAACAAACCGTATCAACAACACCTGATGGATTATCTCCGGTAGAAACATTTACAACTAATCCTAACATACTTAGAGTGGCTAAGACTGGTAGAGGTAGTGGTGAACCGATACTTGAGGTTGATTAGAATTGAAAATACTAAATGGTTATATTTATTTTAGAAATAAAAGCATAAAAACAATATCAAATGGCATATTTAGATAATACCGAAATTACCGTAGATGCTATCCTTACAAAAAAAGGAAGACAAAAATTAGCATCGGGTCAGTCTTTGAATATCACAAAGTTCGCTTTGGGTGATGATGAGATTGATTATACATTATATGAGCCAGCACACCCAAAGGGTTCGGCTTATTATGATTCAGCAATCAGAGCTATTCCTATTACGGAAGCTAGTCCTGATGAAACTCAAATATTGAGATATAAATTAGTTACCCTTCCAAAAGGAACTACTCAAATTCCAACTGTAAGATTGGGTGTACCTTCAATTAGTGTAAACCAAACCGAAGGTGGTGTAGGATTAACTCCAACAACATCTCCTGCCGGAAATTCAAATGCAGGATATACGGTTGTATTGGCAGACCAAAGAAGTGGTACATTAACAGTGACAAGAGGAGCAACCGGAACAGGTACTGTACCTGTATTCTTGGGTGAAGAAATTACAACAACTGCACAAGTGGTAAGTGGTTTAGAATTCAGATTCACACCAAATCCAAACTTGACAATTGATATTTCAACCACATTGACAGTTTATGGTAATGAAACCGGAGGGTCTCAAACTATACCTGTAACAGTAATTTATAAAGCATAAAAAAATATAAAAAATGGCACTAGTAAATGACCCAAATATAACGGCCCAAATTGCATCGTTAGCAAATACGGGTACGATTGATACAAACCAAATAGTGGCTATACTTAACACCGTTTTACCAGCTGGTCAACAAATTGCAACAAACGCCGGAGTTACTACCGGTATTTATAAAAGATTTGGTGATTTTGATAAAGTAAACGCAAAAGTTGAGATAGTTACAACGGGATTATGGACAAATGATTCAGGATCCCTAACCGCATTCTTTACATCTTCACAAGCAGATGCACAGAGTGGAAAATATTACTATAACGTATATGATTTAAATCCAGTAAGTAGTGATGTTGAAGAAGTTCAATTTGCAGTAGCTTATGGACACGTTGATGGAAGTGGTTCTGTTGACTTAGCAACCGATGATAACGCGTTACTATCAACTAAAGCTACATACGCACAATATAAAGCTATGTTGTTAGACCCAACTGATGCAAAATTCTCTTTTGAAAATGCATCTGGTATAGAAACTGATTGTAATGGTGTTTACATCATAAATGTAGCTAGAAATAGATTCAGAGAAAAAATGGATGCAGGTAACTGGTCATTAACTCTTTCTGGTTCAAATGGTAAATTTACTTTTATCGATAATAGTGGTAAGAAATTTGGTGATGATTTAGGATTAAGTGGTAGAGTGTTTAAAGTTGTATCTGGTTCTTTAAATTTAGGAACACAAAGTGAAGCAACAATAAAAAATACCGCAGACCCATCAACCAGCGAAGGATATGGTTTATTTTATCCTGATAGAGGTATAATCGTTTTAAACGCTAAATCAGTAGGTACTGTGGTTGGTAGTGTTTGGAATGAAGCATTGCAAACTGTAGGTACATTAATTCCTTCGGATTCAACTGCAGCAGATATGTACAACCATAAGAGATTGTATTACGCAATTAAAAATGGTAAAGATTTTGAAGCACGTAGAACTGAAAACATTTCTACTCAACATTTCTTTGTAAGAGCAACGAATAGAGAATTTAACTATTCTAACAATCCTACATATATTGATGCGGATGGTTTCTTTGTAGAAAGTACATTTGAAAGTGACCCACAAACGTATGTTACCGCTGTAGGTCTTTACAATGACGCAAATGAATGTGTGGCAGTAGCTAAAACTTCTCAACCAATAGTTAAATCTTTTGATAAAGAAGTATTAATAAAAGTTAAATTATCATTCTAATATTAGTTTGATAAAAAGAAAGCACCCCCCTTTATAGGGGGTTTTTTCTTTATAGAATATTTATAATAAATCTAAATAGATGTTAAAGGATATACCAAAGTCCGATATTATAGTAAGACCTATAAAAGTTTATAAAGAGTGGAGACTTGATGAAAACGATATATCACCGATATATGCCACAAATCCAAATAATACTTTTGTAGATGTTGATAATGACCCACAAAGTCAGGGTATAGTTAAAAAAGTTTTGTATTCTTCAATAGAATCTCAATTTTATAGAAATGCGGATACCGCATCAGTATTATATGAAGTGGGAAATAGAAGGTCCTATGCTTCAAAAGATGAAAGAATTTTAGAAGATAATATTGTTGTATTACCAATACCACAACCATTTTATGGAGAAGGTATCAAAGTTGGAACTGTAACTCTAACCGATAATACAAATAATAACATATATACCGATGATGGATATTCTAATTTAATAGATTCTGGTAGTAATATTAAAGGTAATATATTTTATGACAGAGGTACTATTGTTTTGGCCAAAGATGTAACTGATGGTAGTACATTGAGTAGTTTCTTTTTAGATTTTCGTTCAACAAAGACGATATTTGAAAATGAAATTTTAATTAATGTGTTGGAAAACGAATTTAATTACTCACAAAACCCTTCGGCGGTTTATGAAGATGGCGGAAGAAAAATATCAACAAATATTCAAAGACCAGGCTCATATAGAGTTGGTGATATAGTATCCACTACATTCTATGACCCGGGTATTAAGTGGGTTAGAAATAAAAAATATCCGTTTACATCAGAAATTGATACAACGAAAATGGGTAGTTTTGATGACTATTTGATTTCTGGTTCAGTAGACCCAACAGGCTCATATCTAGCACCTTATATTACAACAATTGGGTTATATGATAATGAGATGAATATGGTGGCTGTAGCTAAATTACCCCAACCAATTAAATCGTTACCTGATTACCCATTAAACTTTATTATTAGGTTTGATACTTAAAAGAATGTTACTTAATATTTATTAGTAAATAAACAATATATGTCAAAATTAGTAGACTTATTAAATAATAGCGCACCGGCAACCTCAAAGGCTAATACCAAAGGTGTTGATAAAACACCAATTGATGCACAAAAAGAACCTTTTGCAAAATCAAAAGATTTAGTAAACAGTGATTTAACAAAGCCAAGAGGTGGTGAATTTGGTTCTTTTCCAGGAGCACCTGCAGGGTTTAAGCCAGCTGGATACGGACCGGGAGAAAGTGCATATTCTAAAAAAGTGCCAAAAAGATAATCAATGTCTTGGAAATTTAAGGGAAATATTGTTACAGAAGAAAACACTCCAGAGGGTGCGATTGGGTTTGTCTATAAAATTGTACATACTCCTACTGGTAAATTCTATATTGGTAAAAAATCACTTACTTCAACTCGCCGTTTGAAACCCTTAAAGGGAAAGGTTCGTAAAAGGGTAGTAAAAAAAGCTTCCGATTGGGAGAAATACTATTCATCAAACGAATGGATTAAGAATGAAGTAAAAGAAGGTAGAGGTGAAGATTTTGAAAGAGAAATTATTCAATTCTGCTTTAGTAAAAAATCACTTACATATTGGGAAGTTTGGTGGCAGTTTAAATTAGATGTTTTGGCTGATTCACAATCTATTAATGAAAATTTAATGGGAAAATTCTTCCGAAAGGATATATATTAATAAACATACGTTATGACAATTACTCAAATTTGTAAAAAATATGGTATCTCCGATTCATATTTAAATTCAAAAGATGATGCACATTCTATTGCGGCAACATCACTTATAGACCTTAAAGCTATGGTTCTCGAAAACAAACCTAGAGAAGAAGTAGCCAATAAACTTCAATTTTTAGCCGATTTTCTCATTGATGTTAAAAATTCTTATGGCGGTTAATTAAATTTGGTTATTTCCCAAGAAAGTTGTATATTTGTATAAGTTTTTGTGGATATAACCTAAATTATGTTATCGGGTAAGAATAAATTAAAAATAATCAATATATTAGACTCCG